CACTTAGAACCTATTGAATCGACAAACAAACCCATGTTAGCGGTTGAGAAGGACATCTTAAATAAGGTAATCAATCCTAACAACATGGAGTACTTAAAGTACAATGAACGAATGTTTAACCAGGTGTATGTTCCTTCCTTAGATTACACATACTACTTAATTCAAATAGCCGATGAAGACGTAAACGTAATTGCTCCATTTAAGAAGCAATTAGATCTTTGCGCTCAAAATGAAAGATTTAGCTTGATTAGATGGGGTTCACAAGTAGATTTAGTTCTACCTCTGGACGACAGATTTAATTTCGAGCTTGTATTAGATGATGCTATGCACGTTAATGCAGGACTCGATAAATTAGTAAAAATCAATTATCAAGACAATGGCATCAAATCATCATACCGACCCGGTATTTAAAGAAAAAAGAGTATTGAAAAACCCTATTAAATTTAAACTCCAATTAAACGAAGAACAAAAATTAGCTAAGGAAGAAATATTAAATAATACACTTACAATTTTAGCTGGATCAGCAGGTTCAGGAAAAACATTACTCGCTTGCCAAATTGCCCTAGATGGCTTATTTAGAAGAGAATACGAAAAAGTTATAATCACACGTCCGACAGTATCAAAAGAAGAAATCGGATTCTTACCAGGTGACTTAAGGGAAAAAATGGATCCTTGGGTTCAACCAATTTACCAAAATATGTTCCTTTTATATGATAAGGAAAAAATTGAAAAATGTATAACAGATGGACAAATCGAAATCGTTCCTGTTAGCTTTATGCGTGGTAGAACTTTTGTTGATAGTGTTATTATCGTAGATGAAGCTCAAAACGTAACTCACGAACAAATGGAAATGATCGTAACCCGTTTAGGTTTAAGATCAAAAATGATTATTTGTGGAGATGATCACCAAGTAGATTTAAAATCAAAACGAGATTCTGGTTTTAGATTTTTATATTCTGCTGCTCGTGGTATTAAAAATATGTGTAGTATTACTTTAAAACAAAACCACCGAGACCCTATCGTATCAGATTTAATTGAATTATATGAGGAAGCAGCTGACAGAGGAATTGTAACAGGTTCTGCCGGTTCAAGTGGTCGTAAAAAATAAATTAGTCTATCCTTTCTTAATATTTATAACAAAAAGGCATGGCTAATATTCCTATTTACGACGGTAATCCTATATTTATATCCGGCTCTATCACACCCTTTGGGTTTTATGATGCGGATTCTGATTTCCAGACTGATGCTGTTAAGGTAGCAAAGTTCTGTGCTTTAAGATTAGGATATCCTATCGAAAACGTAGAGCTACAATCTGGTTCTTTTTTCACAGCATTTGAAGAAGCTGTAACTGTTTATGGTAACGAATTATATGCTTACAAAGTAAGAGATAATATGTTATCTTTAGAAGGAGCTTCAACTGGTTCAAACCTAAATCATGCTCAAATTACTCCTACAATGGCTTCAATTGTTCGTTTATCTGAACAATATGGAGAAGAAGCAGGTGTCGGGGGTAACGTAACTTGGTACAGTGGATCAGTAGCTATGACTGCCTCTGTTCAAGATTACGATTTAGGTCAATGGGCTATTGATAATAATATTACTGGAGGTATTGAAATTAAAAAGGTATTTTATGAAGAAGTACCTGCAATTAATGAATTATATTCTCCATATGCTGGTTTAGGTGTTGGATTTGGATTTGATGGCCAAGCAGCTGCTTTAGGTTCAGTTGGTTTAGGATATGGACCTGCTATGAATTTCTTATTAATGCCTCTAAGTTACGATCTACAGACTATTCAAGCAATTGAAATGTCAAATCAGGTAAGACAAGCAAATTATTCTTTCCAGTTAATTAACAATATGTTAAGAATATTCCCAGTACCTGATCAATTTGATATTGATCCTGATACTGGTTATCGTCCTTATTTATGGTTCCAATATATTAAAAAAGATGATAGAATTAATTCTGCTATTGATAATAGTATGAATGACAAGATTACAAATGAATCAAATGTTCCTTATGGTAATCCTACTTACACCCAAATTAACTCAATTGGTAGAAGTTGGATTTTTGAATATACTTTAGCATTAGCTAAAGAAATGTTAGGATATGTTAGAGGTAAATACTCAACAGTTCCTATCCCTGGTGCTGAAGTAACATTAAACCAAGGAGACTTAATTTCAGCTGCTACTGCAGAAAAAGAAGCTTTAATCACTAGACTAAGAGAATATTTTGATTCAACTTCACGTCAAGCTTTACTTGAAAGAAGAGCAGCAGAATCAGTAGCTCGTAAAAGTGAATTAGGTGAAGTACCAATGACAATTTACATAGGATAAGATGGCATTATACGGTGAAGCAAGAGATATAAGTTTTTTTAGACACATTAATCGTGAATTGATGGGGAATATTATTTCCCAACAATGTATTCTCTACAAATACAAAACTGGAGAAACAAAAACAAATATTTACGGTGAAGCTACTGAAGGTAGATACTTTGCTGATCCTATTATTTTAAATTGCTTAATAGAAAGATCAGACCAAAATTATCCTGAAAGTGATTTAGGTGTAGATTTCCAATGGGGGATTATATTTAAATTTTTTAGAGATGATCTATTAGCAGCTACTAATGGTGCTAACGCTGATTTTGACAAAGGTAATCACCAATATGGAGCTAATATTGTTCCTGAAATAGGTGATATTATATTATATAACAATGGATATTACGAAATAGATAATACCAATGCTAACCAATTTGTTGTAGGTAAAAATCCTGATTATCCTAATTATGATGATCAAGGTAACAACCCGTTAGAAACTGGTCTAGAAAACTTTGGTTCTTCTATCTCTATTATTTGTAATACCCATTATGTACCAGCAGATAGATTAGGAATACAATTAGCTAGATTATAATGGCAGTACAGTCAAGAAAACCAATCCCAAAAACGCAAAGAGAACTTAGTATCTCTGAACAAAAAGCGTTTGACCAAAGAGTAGGTAACCCTAATTACGCTACTAGCCTTCCCTCTGCTCGAATTAACCAAATTTCAGCTAAAGGAAGTACATATAAACCTTTTACTGTAGGGATTAAAGATATTGACGAATCTATCTTTTATTATTTTGATAACATTATTAAACCATCAGTAATTCAAAACGGTAATCGTTTACCTGTTCCTGTAATTTATGGTTCTCCTGAAAAATGGAAATCATACCAAAAAGATGGATATTATAGAGATCAAAAAGGTAAAATTATGGCTCCGCTTATTATGTTTAAGCGAGATAGTATTGAAAAAAATCGAACTATTGGTAATAAATTAGATGCTAATAATCCTAACAACTATTCAGTATCATCTAAAGTATACAACCAACGTAATGCTTATAGTTCTTTTGACGTCTTAAATAGCACTAGACCTCAAAAGCAATACTTCGCTACCGTTATACCTGACTATATTACATTGACGTATTCATGCGTGGTATTTACGTACTATGTTGAGCAACTTAATAAAATAGTTGAAGCGATTGAATATGCTTCTGATGCGTATTGGGGTGATCCTGAAAGATACAAATTTAGAGCAATGATTGATTCATTTGGTTTCCAAACAGAATTAACTCAAAATGATGAACGTATAGTAAGAAGCACATTTAATATTAAGATGAACGGATATATAGTACCTGAATTACTACAAAAAGATGTTACAGCATTAACCCAATTTATAGATAAACCTATAGTAACAATCTCAGAAAACGTATCTACTAACAATCAATAACATATCTTTTAAATATTTATTGTAGATAAAAGATAGTTTTTCACTGAGATATGGCCGAAAATAGAAAAAGAGGTAATTTTAGACAGGATAATCCGAATTCGGGTAGAAATTTCCTTGATCGCTCTTTGGCCTTCAATAAGTTTAATCTTCCTATTGTAGAAGAAGGATGGGAAGGTTACGTCTTAACCATCGATGATGATGGTGTAGTATCTCTTATCAAAAGTGGTGCCGGTTCCTC